CAGTTCTGTTAACCATACACTGTTTTCTTGTAACATTTTTTTCATGTCTTCAATGTCTCGTGCCATGTTGACTTCATCTTCTACAGCCATCTTGCTGGTAAGTTCGCTTACTTCTGTTTTCAGTAGTTCAATTGTTTGTGCTTGCTGTGCTGTCCACCATACAAACGCACTCACCTGCATAACTATTGCAACAACTACACCTATTCCGAATTTCATATTCATATTATTTTCCTTGTATCTAGTATATCTTTCATCACCGTGGTTGCTGTGTTACTAAAAAACCTTGGTGCAATACTGTGTATTATTAGAGCAGGCACTAACAGTTGTAACTTTACTGCTGTTTTCAATGCTACTGCCATATGCTCTAAAGGTTTTTGGTTAACTGATTCTAAATGTAACTTGCATTGCTTACTGAACATTGTCGCCAACCATATCAAACAACGCAGGACCAAAACTGCTTGCGGCCCAACCTAATGCTACCAAAGTGATTACTCCGTAGACTAACCATTTAACTTTAAAGTCATCTACTACCATCTTAATGCCTACTAGCTCGTTTCCTAGTATACGCAATGATACTTCCATTTTTCCTGTGTTATCTTCTGCCATTTTTATTTTCCTTGTCCTCTATACTTCTTATAACTTCGCTTCTTACTCTTGTTCATAGAACTAAACTTTGTTCTACTGTGATTGTTTCCTTGACTTGTCTTTTTTGGCTGTGTTTCATGTGCTTCAAAAGTTTTATGTAATTTCATAACCCTCCTTGGTTATGTATGTATTTATTGATTTTGGTAGCGTTTTAGGTAGGCTTCTTCGAATCCGTCTGTGCCATATACTGCACGTTCGTTATTATTCCACAGTCTTTTTAAGTATCCTGGAGCAGAATCAAGTATAGTTTGTTCACTAGTATCAAAGTGACCCTTTACTAGCCAAAACATCCTGTGAGCTTCTCTATGTTCTTCATCGGACATATTATATTCCTATTTTGGTATCATTGCTTCGTACTGCATTGTTAGTCGTTCATTATCAAAACTAGGTTGATACGGTCTTGTTTTATGGTAACGCCGTGCGTCCCAACTGATGAGAGTTCCTACGTCACCAAACTTTAATATTGTTTCTAAACTTAAACCAAACGCTTCCTCTTTAGGAAATGTTATATCCCAAGCAACATCTTTAGGTTGTGTAACTTTAGGAATGTCTTTCCATGCTGTTGCATAATCTTCGTCGCTGAAAGGTTTGCCTGTGTAATTTATGATATCATATCCAAAACGATTAGGCTTATCACCTTTTGCAAATGTAATCATTTCTTTATGACTGCCAGGTCCATAACTCCAACCTTCAGGAGCATATAGATCTTTGTTAAAGTTTACATAGGTACTAAATTCAAATAGCTGATCAAATATTAAAGTACCAGTGCCTCCTGCTGTATTAAGATTTATTAATCCTTGATGTGTACGTTCTGCTTTTTTCCTTATACTCAACATGTAGTCTTTAGATGATAAGTCATTCCAATTAGCCGGACGCTTGTCTAAAACATTCTTAGCATCAAAGCCGTCGCAATGTATTTCAAATGGTGCATAAAAATTTTGGAATGTAAAATTAAATATTATGCCAGGACGATTGATTTCTTTAAATTTTTTATTAATAATATCTCTATAATTTTTTACTAGATTACTTTTGTCTATACACTGTGTTAAAAAATCTTTATGCTCTTTACTAGTTCCTAACACTTTATAAGGCCTGTAAGAAATTTTATGGCCTTTACCATCTCGCGTCATGTAAACAATCATGTACATTTGAATTGTATCTTCAACTGTAAAATCTGTTCTAAGCTCTGTTATTTTAATATCGTTATAAGGAATACCTGTATAAGAACTGAGATCGGATTTAATCTCTTTGTAGTAGGCAGTTAACTCATTTGCCATTTGTGATGTTATAAAATTATTTTGCGTGTAGGAATCGTACATGCATATACTTATCAAAAGAAAAGGACCCGAAGGTCCTTTCCACTATTTCTAATTTAATTAAAAATTAAAACTTATATTTGATCGATGCTTTCATTGTATCATCGTTTTCAGTGATAGCACCAGTGCCTAAGTTCTGGCTCTCTGTCATATGATAGTAGACACCCATTTCAACTGGTCCTTGTGTGTATACTGCACTTAGGTAATCACCTGAAGTACCAATATCATCATGTTCTACTCTGTGATATCCTAGTTGTACTTCATCAGTCAAACCATACATTACACCGTAGTCCATTCTGTTTTCTTTAGTATAAGTGCCTGTGTTCTTGTCGTCCCACATTTCTACACCAAGTACTACCGGAATGTCCCAACGATATAGGCTTGTGCCAATAGCATAACCTTGTTGGTTGTCTGAACCAAACGCATCGTCTTTGTCACCAATCTGCATGTATGATACTTCAGCGTAGCCCATTAGGCTTGCTGTTAAACCTGCGTATAGTTTTTCTGTATTAGCATCATAACCAACACTTGCACCTACTGGAAGATCTCTGCTCATGCTGTGTTTATCAAAAGCAAATTCATTGTTATTGTTCCAACCACCAAACGTAACAACAATCTTTTCGTTATGATCAATTCTGCTGTTAGATTCTGTAATTACTAATGGTACTCCAATTTTAGATGTTTTAGCAAATCCTAAACGTTGTGCATCAGTTTCACCTGCATAAATTCTTGTATTACCTATTCCAAAACCTAATTGTTTTTCAACAACTGTGTTGTTTAGTGTAGTGTCTAATGAATAGTGTGAGTCAAATCTTGCACTACCGCCAGCCCAATCAATAGGACCATCTAGCTCACTTTGTAAACCTGTGATAATTTCAGCTCTACTATCCATGTTCGAGTCATATGTATCTTCGTCATAGTATAACTCAATCTCACCATTAATAAATAATCCTGCTGGTAGGCTAGGAGCACTTGTTTCTAGGTCTGCAACTCTCTGTTCAAGAGTCTTTTCTTCTGCTAATGCTGTTGTCGAAAATCCAACCAAAGCAACTAGCAAAGACATTATTAAAGTCTTTTTCATTTTATTATATTCCTTTTAATATTATATCGATATAAACGATTGGCAATCTTCTTGCCAGTCCTTCATATTTATATACATAGTATTATTTTTCATTTAAAAAGTGAAACGACTTTTCTGTTGCTAGGTAAGTCGCCAACCCCCACGTGCCTAATCTAGGCCGCTAATGCCATCTCTGGCGCTATATTTGCGTTTGCAATTATAAGTTTCGTTCGCGATAACCGTGCTTACATCCGGATAACTCCACTAACTCTATTAACTACCAGTCGATCCTATTTCGACCCCATCATAAACACATTCCCAGTTTATCAGATCTGTTGCTTAGTGCTATACACTTAGCAGAATGTGTTTATGGTGGAGTCGCCGGGTACCGCCCCCGGGTCCTGTATAGCGTTTGAATTGCTTCAACGTTATGTATATATTTATACAGTCTCTTTAACCAAATGTCAAGAACTTTTTATATTGTCCAACTCGTTAGTTGTTCTTTGGTAGGTTTCATATCTGGAAGTTTTTCTACCTTGCCGCCTTTTGCTAAAAACTCTTTCATTTTCTCATCTAACTCTTTTTGTTTTTCTTGTGGAGTCTTTTCTATTTCGCCTGCTCTATAGGGTCTATTAATACCTAAGTTTGCCATAAATTGTTAGTCCTTTCTATATTAAAAATATAAGATTATTTATAACTTCATTAAACTACAATGTCAAGTTCTTTTTCAACTGATTCTTTAGTTAATTCTTGTTCTGGACGAATTGGTTCTAACCATGTATCAGCAATATATGCTTTAGGACTAGGACCAAACAATATAGTGATGTCGTCTCCTTCAATCCACCAATGATGATCGGTTACAGCACATTGACAAACCATTCCTCTAAAGTCAAACTGTTCGCCTTGTTGAAACTTACCTATATATTCTGATACTTTAACAACACGGCCGATATTTTCAGGTCTTACTGAATAGATAATCCTAGCATAGTCACCTTGTTTACATTTCATGTGTTCTCTTTTTCATTTCATATTTTTGCATTAATAATGACAGATCGTCAGTCTTAATTAGCCATCCATTACTGTTAACTACAAATACATCACCTGGCTTGTATAAGCCCTTGTCCATTACTTCAGTAGGTGTGTCACCCTTAACAGTAAAGTTACTGCCTGCTTGATCAATAGTGTAGTCCATCCATATCATAATTATGTCTCCCTATAATATGTATTTACTATTGAGGATCACCTGCATAGTAGCCTTTGGTTTTTAATTGCACTCTTGCTTTATCTATATTAGTTTTTCGTTGCATAAGAATTACGCTTAGGTTGCCGTTAGGAGGGAAGTCTTCTATAAAAATAAAGTCTTGTTCTGCATAGCCTTCGTTGCATATTGAACGTAAGGTTGCTACGGCATTAGGAGTAACATCATAGTCTAAGTTTAAGACAGCAATGTCATATGTGTCATCCCATTCTTCTACAAGTCTTTTGACAACATTGTAAAAGCCGGATTGTATGTTTTCAAATAGAATTTTATTATCCATTACTGCACGTTTTGCATATGGACATCTAGGTAAGTTATTAAATCTTGGATTAGGTGTGCTAAGATCGTTTTCAATCCAAGCAATTATATTTTCTTTGTACATTAATTAAAAAATATCACCTTTGCGTTTCCTGCGATAATCATCACACAAGTTACTACATGTAATATTATCCAAAAGGTGCGAAAAGCCAGTGCCTTCTTTACATCTGATTGTGTAATAGGAAGGAATTCTGGCTTATCGTTATCGTCAATGCCTATCGGCATGCCAACAGTTCTAGCCCATAATTTAAGCCATCGCCGTTGACCTTGCATTACATTGCGTTCTTTTTCTCTTGGATTTCTGCTCTACGTGCTTTGGTAAGTTTACCTAAGTCACCTAATGCTTTACGGGCTCTTGTTGCCGCGGCCTTTACACCCTTATCTTCAAAAGTCTCTGCTTCTGCAAGATAGTTATTAAATGCCTGTACTATTTCTTCATGATTTGTCATATTGACTCCTTTAGTTAAGTTTTATACCTGTAGTACTTTCTGTATATTTGTCTGCCATCTCTTTTTCAGTTGAGGCTACACAGATTATGTTACGTTGGTTGAGTGTAAATTTCTCATCCTTAGTTGTAAACATATACGGAGCAAGTCCTACGCCGCCTTGTGTTGCTGTCAACATTAACGGCTTGTGTACTACAAGTTGGTTAGTGTCTTGAGATTCTAAACGAGCAACCATTTCCTCGCCTGAACTCAATTTGATACTGATTGTATCGCCTTTTTTTGCTGGTGTTTGTATTAACATTATTGTCCTACCGCGTATCCTGTTCCATTAAAACCTGTGTCTTCGATATATGAAAGTAATTGTTCATAACCGCCAACACACTGTTCTCCAATAAAAATTTGTGGAGCAGTTCTAGGAGCAGGTAGTCCTTTATCTTCAAACAACTGAAACAATTCAGCAGGTTGAATATCAGTTCCGATAGTCTTTTCAGTAAATGCAACACCCATATTTTTCAATACACCCTTGGCCTTCACACAACTTGGGCATGCCGGCTTTGAATATATTGTTACGTCTGGTTTTGTCATAGACTAAATCCTTTCAGTTTGTCTGTATCAACGTCTTGTTTTATACCACCAATGATATAAGATTCAACTTCTGTTTCTTGTGGAGCAACTTGTAGCCCTGAGCTACTTAACCAATGTTGTGTCCACGGTAAAGGATTTGTATTTACGGGAGCATCAAAGATTGTGTTAAATCCTAATGCTTTTAGTCTACGGTTTGCAATGTACTCAACATATTGGTTAAGCAGTGTTGCGTTTAGACCAATCATACTACCGTCTTTAAACAAATAGTCTGCCCAGTCTTTTTCTTCTGCAACACAGGTACGCCACATTTCGTAAACTTCTTCTTCACACTCCTTAGCAATTTTAGCCATCTCTGGATCATCTTTACCTTGTGCCCAAAGTTTAAGCACATGGGTTGACAATGCTAAGTGTTGTGCTTCATCCCTAGCGATAAGACTGATAATCTTAGCACTACCTTCCATAAGTTTTAACTCTCCGAAACCAAACGTACAAGCAAAACTTACATAAAAACGAAGTCCTTCTAAGATATTTACATTCATCATGGCAAGGTATAGTGCCTTTTTGACATCTTTCAGTTTGCCTTCTTTACGATGAAAGTAAGCATCTGCTAGATTTGTAAATTTATCATAGTTTTTAGTTACACTTGTTGCTCTAGCGATAATCTTTTCATCATCTAGAATAGTGTCAAATACTTCTGCAGGATCTGCATAGACATTTTTCATTATATGTGTGTAACTGCGACTATGGATAGTTTCAAAGAAGTCCCAGGTAACAACGCATCCTTCGAGCTCAGGTAATGATACATGCGGCAAGAATGCCAAACACGGACCACGTCCTTGAACACTATCAAGTAATGTTTGATACTTCAAGTTAGCAGTAAAGATGTGTTTCTGTTCAGGACGAAAGTTAGCAAAGTCTGCTCTGTCCTTTTGTAGAGATACCTCTTCAGGTCTCCAAAAATATCCTAGCATAGTTTGATTTAATTTATCAAACACTGGAAATTTAAACACATCGTATCGTTGTGTATTTTGATCTGCTCCGAAGAACATATCCTGCTTTGTGAAATCAACCTTTTCTTGATTGAATACTGTTTTACCCATTGTCTTTTCCTTATATCTCTCTGTATTATACTACAAGTATTGTGTAATGTCAACCTTTAAATTGCACAAGCGTCACAATATTCTTCGTATTCCTCGTCCGAACCTTTAAAATTATCACGTTCGACCGGGCCCTCTTTAATATTATCGTGCCAACCTACATTGTGTGCTGGCTCGTCGATCAGTTCACTTGGATCAGTTTTATAATCGTAAGTGTTTTGATAGTAACTTGTTTTCCAACCTAGTTTATAAGTTGTCAACATGTCATTTATCATTTGACTCATAGGCACTTCATTGTTCTCAAAGTGCGTTGGATTGTATGACCAGTTACCGCTGATAGCTTGATCGAAAAACTTCTGCATAACTGCTACAATATTAATATAGCCTGTGTTATTAGGCATATCCCAAAGTAAAGTATAATGATTCTTTAGCGTTTGATACTGTGGAACAATCTGCTTAAGAGGCCCTTTCTTGGACTTCTTAACGGACAAGTAGCCTCTAGGAGGTTCGATTCCATTTGTTGCGTTCGACACAACGGAACTGCTCTCCGATGGCATTTGTGCGGACAAAGTTGAGTGCCTGAGCCCGTGTTCCTTGATATCATGTCGTAAAGCGTCCCAATCATACTTTAACTTTATATTGCATACTTCATCTAGATCCTTCTTATATGTATCTATAGGAAGGATTCCGTCTGCGTATTTAGTACGATTGAAGTATTCACAAGCACCACGTTCTTTTGCAAGTTTATTACTTGCTTTTAACAAGTAGTACTGGAACGCTTCTGTAAGCTCATGCACTTTAGTCAATGCTTTCTTATCACCGTACATGACTTGATTCTTTGCAAGATAGTGTGCAAGTCCAATATAACCTACTCCTAATGAGCGTCTTGCTTTTGTACTAATCTCAGCCGCTTTGATTGGATAGCGTTGGTAGTCAATAATTTCTTCTAATGCTCTTACTGCTAGTTCACATAAGTCTTCTAGGTCATCTAGTTCTTTTAATGTACCTACGTTAATAGCACTAAGAATACACAATGCAATCTCTCCGTCTGGATCATCAATATGATTAAGTGGTTTAGTTGGTAGTGTAATCTCTTGGCATAAGTTACTCATGTATACTGTGTCTTTGAATGAGCTGTGTGTATTACAGTGATCAACATTCATAATATAAATGCGTCCTGTTTCTGCACGTTCTTTAATCAATGCACTAAACAGATCCATTGCCGAAACAGTTTTCTTTTTAACACTTGTCTTACGTTCATATGATTCATACATTTCTTTAAATGCATCAGCATCACCAAAGTATGCTTCGTACAAACCTGGTACATCGTGTGGCGAGAATAAAGTTATGTCGCCTCCGGATAACAATCTTTCATACATAGTTTTATTAAGCTGAATTGAATAATCTAACTTACGTACACGATTGTCTTCTGTGCCTTTGTTGTTCTTTAGCACAAGTATGTCTTCAATCTCTTGATGCCAAAACGGGAAGTGTGTAGTAGCACTTCCGCCACGTACACCATTTTGTGTACAACAACGTACCGTGCTTTCAAATTTCTTTAGGAACGGGACTATTCCTGTGTGTGCAACTTCTCCTCCTCGGATTTTGCTGTTGACTCCGCGGATACGTCCTGCGTTAATACCGATACCAGCTCTTTGAGCTGTGTATCTACCGATGGACATGTCTGACGCAAAGATCGAATCGAGTGTGTCGTCACTGTCAACAAGCACACAAGAGGCAAACTGCCTA